AATTGCGAACACGACATCGCAACAGGCGGCATCAACGCTGTTACTTGGCGCTGCACTGCTTCTGAGACTGTAGGCGAAACCACCTACAAGGCAATTGAAGATGGCAGCATCTTCCTAACGCCAGACCCGTCAAGCCCAGACTTCGTGGCCTACGCTGATGTCACCGAGGCAATGGCGGAGGGTTGGGTCTGGGATCAAATCAACCTAGCGGATACCGAGGCTGCACTGGCTACGGACATCAACGCCCAGCAGAATCCGGTGACCGCCAGCGGCAACCCGTGGGACGCGGAATAGCGCCGTGCCGCTTACCAAGTTGCAGTATCGCGTTTTGAGGACATTATGACTCTTATCCCGCTTGATATCCCTGCGGGCGTTTACCGAAACGGAACAGACTTGCAGTCTCAGGGCCGTTGGCGTGACGCAAATTTAGTGCGCTGGGTGGATGGAACCTTGCGCCCGGTTGGGGGCTGGCGCACACGGTCTGATACCGCCGCTAATGCAACAATCAGGGGTATGGTCTCTTGGATAGACAATAGTGACGACAGATGGATCGTCGGCGGGACATACAATAAACTTTATGTCTGGAGCCAAGCTGGCGTCCGCTTTGATATCACGCCAACGTCGTTTACTGATGGGCGAGAGGATGCGGTAGCGTTCATCGGCTATGGAGGCAACCTCTACGGCAATTACGCATATGGTTTAGCGCGTCCTGACACAGTCCGCACGCAACCGGCGACGTCTTGGTCGCTAGACACGTTCGGGGAGAACTTGGTCGGGTGCACTGAGGATGACGGCAAAGTTTATCAATGGGAATTAAACACGGGTACGCCCGCAGCGCTTATATCTGCCGCGCCAACTGGCAACCAGAGCATCGTTGTTACGGAAGAACGGTTTCTGTTTTGCCTTGGGGCTGGCGGCAATCCGCGCTTAGTTCAGTGGTCTGATCGTGAAGACAACACGACGTGGACAGCAGCGGCAACAAACGAAGCTGGGCAGCTTGAAGTAAACAGCAATGGCCAGCTAATGAAGGGCGTAAATGTTCGGGGCCAGACGTTGCTGCTCACAAGCACTGACGCGCATGTCGCTAACTACGTTGGCCCGCCGTATGTGTATGGTTTTGAGCGGGTAGGTTCGTCATGTGGCCTCGCAGCCAACGAGGCTGTGGCTGTGGTTGACACCGGGGCTGTGTGGATGGGGCCTCATGCCTTCTACACATATACAGGCGGCAGAGTACAGGAATTGCAGTCTGACGTCGCCGACTATGTTTTTGGCGGCATGAATCGCGCCCAAATCAGTAAAACTTGTGCTGTGCCAAACAGCATTTTTGGTGAAATTTGGTGGTATTATCCATCTGAAGAATCTACCGAAAATGATAGATATGTCGTCTACAACTACGTTGAGAATACTTGGTACACAGGGAATTTGGCGCGCACAGCGGGTGTTGATCGCGGAGCCTTCAAGCAGCCAATATTAGCAGGCGCTGGTGATTACAAAATATATGAGCATGAGGTTGGTTTTGATTATGATTCACTGTCGCCATTTGCCGAAAGCGGGCCAATTCTTTTGGGGGCAGGGGATAATGTTGCTTCGGTAGTTGAAATGCTTCCAGACGAGAAAACGCAGGGTGACGTTGACGTTACATTTAAGACAAGGTTTCACCCAAACGGGACTGAACGTTCATATGGGCCATATAGCATGTCGAACCCAACGTCGGTGCGCTTTACAGGACGGCAGGTTCGGATGCGTGTTTCTGGCGTTAATCTTGGTGACTGGCGCGTAGGTATTAACCGGCTTGATATCATTCCCGGTGGGCGACGATGACACTTCAGCACCGGGCACCAGAACCCGCCGACAGCGACTGGCAAACGTGGGCCAGACGCTTGATGCAGTATCTTGGGCAAACCCGCGTCCCGCTTGTGCAGCAGACGGGCGATGAAAGCGCCGCTGAAGACGCGCAGCTTATGTGGGACCGTGAGAATGGCTGGCCGACGATCTCGTATAACAACGAGTGGCGTCAAATCGTCATGTCCGGTGGGGTCTTCCACGGCTCTGTAGACGCTGACGTAACGGCGGCAGCCGCAGATACGGCATACGCACTGACATTTACTGACAATGGATCAGAACGCATTTCTCGCGGGACGCCAACGTCGCGGATCGTGTTTTCTGAGGCTGGCGAATACGCCGTTTCGTTTTCCGCGCAGATCGCAAGCACCAGCGCCAGCACTGTAAACTTCTATTTCTGGCCCAAAAAGAACGGCACCAACGTAGAAAATCAGACAATGATCGCGGCCTTACATCAAAACAATGCCACGACGATCATCACGCGCACCGCCATTTTGACGTTAGCGGCCAATGATTACATTGAAGCGTTTTGGGCAGTTGACGACACTTCTGGGTTTTTAGACGCCTCGGCTGCTACATCATTCTCGCCCGCAGCGCCTGCGGTAACAATCACCATCGCGAGGATACATGAATAACGAAAATTTCGAAAATGAACTCTCGCGGTGTCGGGAATGGATAGAGGCTGCATTAGCATATTCTGGCGGAACTCACGATTTCATCGACATCGCTGAAGGCCTTTATAAGCAAACGCTTCAGCTATGGCCCACGCCAAGGGGATGCCTTGTAACTGAAATTGTGGTATATCCGCGAAAGCGCGTCTTGAACATATTTCTAGGTGGCGGTGAAATGGACCAAATTTTGGATATGCACGACGACGTGATAGAGTGGGCTAAGTTGCAAGGCTGCAGTGCGCTAACAATGTCTGGCCGTTTTGGCTGGAAGAAACCGTTAAAACAACATGGCTGGAAGGCGCTTCACGCCTCGTATGTTAAGGAGATACTCTGATGTCAGGCGGAAAAGGAGGGTCTTCCTCGTCCCAAGTGGAAATTCCTGAATACATTGAAGCCGCCGCACAGCGGAATCTAAATAAGGCAGAGGACATTTCACGGCTTGGTTATGTGCCGTATTATGGGCCGGACGTCGCCGCGTTTACGCCGATGCAGCAGGCCGGGTTCCAGAACACGGGAGACCTTTCTAGCGCTTTTGGCATGGCTTCGCCGGGAACACAGCGCGATCTTATGGGCGGGATGAACGATCCGACGACATATCGAGGCGGCGTCCAAGGCTATTCTTCGCAACCACTCTTCCAGCAGTCTAAAAATTTATTTCGTGAGGCTAGGCCGGGTCAACGACGGTATATCGACAGTTTCTTCATTAACCCAAGAACTTCTGGGCGATCAGGTGTAATGCCGCGCCAGCAAGCGCCGATTGACTACACGGACTTCGACACCAATGCGCAGAGGGAGCGGGATAGAACTGCGCGGGAGGAAGAGCGTAGGGAGGAAGAGCAGAGGCAAATGAACCTTCTTGGCCTTGAAGGAAATGCCTTTTCAGGCGGTCGGGATGCCTTTTCGGGGGCGCCCAACGTCGGTGGGGGTCGGGGTATGAGCGATAATGACGCTGCCGGGGGTGTCCCAGCGGGCGGCACAACGGCAGAGGGGCTGTCTTTTGGGCAGGACTTAGGCTTTTCTCTGTCTGACCCCAGTTATGATCCACCGGGCAGCGTGGCTAGCCGGGGGCTAGGCGTCACTGACCCAGACAGTTCGCCCGGTGACGGAATGGGCGGTTGCGTCGTTGCAACTCACGCGGTTGAGGCGGGAGCATTCACCCCAAGCATGAAACGAGAGGCGGTAGTTTGGTGCATGAACGCCTTGCACGGGAAATGGTGGGGTGAAGCCATCCGGCGCGGCTATCGCCACCTTGGGCGCAAGAAAATTGCACAAGGCAAGGCGCGCGAGCATTACGCGGAGTTTCGCCGCTACATTAACTTTGCCAGTGGGAAGGATCGCAATTTGCGAGGGGCTGCAACATTTGCGCTTCGCACCGCTCAGTTTTTCCTCGTTGGAATCGTAAAGAGGGACGCTTAACATGGCTGGAAGCGTAGCAGGCGGGCGAATAACTGCGCCGCAGAATGACCCACGCAGCACAATTATGTCTGGTCGCGGCGCTCCAATGATGGGCGGGAAGGGCGGCGGGCAGGCAATCGCGCCATCTCAAGGCTTCAATGTGAATCAGGCTGCAGCGGGTGCCCTAGAGAGCGCAATGCAGGGGACAGCGGCAGGCATGGGCTACCAGCCTCAAGCGGTTCTTCCAACTAGCTACCAAGCGCAAACTGCGCAGGCCTCTGGATACCGCCCAAGCACGATGCAGAGCCAAGGTTATGGTGCTACTGGGCCGCAGGCGACAGGCTTTCAAGCCGCTAATGTCGGGTCGCAAGGTTATCGTGCTACTGGGCCGCAGGCGACAGGTTTTCAAGCTGCTAATGTTGGATCGCAAGGCTATCGTGCTACTGGCACTGGGTCTACTGGTTATGACGCCTTTGCAATTGGTGAGTCGCCTACAGTGTCAGCGCAGAACGTGCGGGCTGGTCAGCTTGCTAGATCAGACTTGAGTGCGTACACAAACCCATACGAGAGCCAAGTTGTTGACCAATCTCTAGCTGACATTGAGCGCAGTCGCCTCATGCAGCAAAACCAGTTAGGCGCGCAGGCTAGTGCGGCTGGTGCGTTTGGCGGGTCTCGCCAAGCCATTGCAGAAGCTGAAACCAACCGAGCCTTTGCGGACCAAGCAGCGCGCACCGCTGCAAGTCTTCGTCAGGCGGGCTTTACTCAAGCGCAGCAGATGGCGCAGCAAGACATCGGCACCGCCCAACAGGCTGCGCTTGCAAATCAGCAAGCAAACTTGCAAGCGGGCACAACAACTGCTGGCTTCGGTCAACAGTCAAATCTTGCAAACCAAGCTGCCCTGAATGCGGCAAGTCAGTTTGGAGCGGCATCTCAAAACCAAGCGATGGCGCAAACTGCGGCAGCCAGAAATGCAGCAGCTCAGTTTGGGGCATCTGCTGCAAACCAAGCAGCAATGCAACAGTCAGCACAACAGCAGGCTGCTGCTCAGTTTGGAGCAGGCGCTCAGAATGCTGCGTCTCAACAACTTTCGGCAGCCCAAAACGCAGCCTCACAATTTGGCGCATCTGCCGCTAACCAAGCAGCAATGCAGCAATCAGCACAACGGCAGGCTGCCGCCCAGTTTGGGGCAGGCGCTCAGAATGTTGCGTCTCAACAACTTGCTGCAGCCAGAAATGCAGCCTCACAGTTCGGTGCATCCGCTGCAAACCAATCGGCAGCAACAAACATGGCGGCGCAAAACGCAGCGGCTCAGTTTGGTGCTGGCGCGCAGAACCAGATGGCTCTGTCAAACATGGGTGCGCTTAATCAAGCA